CAAAAAGAAAAAGCCTAGATTAGTAGGCTTTTTATTATAATTAATTTAGTTAATGTAAACCATTATCTTTTAAAAGTTTTTCTCATTCATTATAATTTCAATCGCAATCAATTGCAAGTTGTAGAGCTTTTTCTACCTTACTCTTATCCTTAGAGGCAAATCGTCATCTTGTATAATCCGCAACCTTATTATATGATTTAAAATTAATTTGATATTCTTTTGGATGAGTGATTACCTTTTCAAACGTTCATCCTTTACCATTTGAACGTGAATGAATTTTAGGAATTGTTATATAACCTTGTCCCTCCGTTTTTAATAATTGATTATATTCATTTCATTTTTCATAATTATCTCAATTACACTCTTTTGCAAATGATAAAGATTTTTTTACCTTTTCAATGTCCTTGTTTGAAAACATTCATTTTGTATTATCGCCTCTATAATTAGTAGGATTGATCTGTGATTTTTTAGGGTGACTAATTTGCTTACAGAAACCTCACCTTCCTGTTTTATCCTGTTTTATAATTGGATCCATATAACCAGATCATGAGCTGAGTAAATTATTAGCTTTTCGTAATTCTATTCATTTTTTATAGTTTCATCCACATTGTCTAGCCAAACTTAATACCTTTTCTGCTTCTTCCTTAGATGAGGATTGATAAGCTCAGTAGGTAGCATTATTTGTACAACTACGAGGATTAATTTGATCCTTATTTGGATTACGTATGGTTACGAACATCATCCATTTACCATCAGGGGTTTGATATACCTCATTATTTTTTAATCCTCCTTTACTGCCTTCTAACCCACGATCTTCGATAGTTTTTAAAATGATATCTTTTCAATTTGGATTATTGTTTAAAATTTCATATGCCGGTTTTCAAGTTACGTTATGTACTTTTAGTGATTCCTCATATGAAAGAAAACATTTAAATAAATAATTATAAAAATATGTTCATCTAATAGATTCCGGAATTAACTTCAATAAATTATGCTTTTTAAATCAAGCATCTCCAGTATGTTTAAGATAACTTTTTACATAAGATAGTGCTGGTCCTTTATTGCTTAAATCGTATCCAGTTTCCTCTAAAACTTCTCTTATGATACCTTCTCTAGGAGTTTCATTAAAATTTAATCCTCCACCTGGTAAGGTAGTATATTTTTCCTTAGTAAATTGAACTGCCACATCTAAAACATTAGATTCATTTGCCGATGGTCTAAAAAGTAATATTCTTGTACATAATCTACAAATTTTATCCTCATGTTTATAAATTAAAGCATAAGGATCACATTTTTCCTCATCCTTTATATTTTCATAATTAGGAATAGCTACAGGAATTCCTTTTCTAAATTTAATATGTTTATTCAATTCATTTTTTATGAAATCAACATTACCTTCAATTGGAATTCCAGTATTTTTATAATCATCATTAATTTCTTTATTAAATAAATTTTTTCTGTAATGGTTGTCATTATAATAGTAAGAGACTATACCTCCATTATCTCTCTTCTGACGTGCTCTAGTAAATATATTATCTATTTTTGAATTAGCTATTCGAGGGGTGGAATTATGTCATACTACGTTACCTTCTAAACCTAAATCTATAAGATGTTTTTTAATAAGTCTTAATGAACGTAAAGCTAAATAAAATGAGTCACTTACAGAATCCTTATCAGGTAAATAATCTGCCCCTAATTGTCAAAATTCTGATTTTAAATTGAATATATTACCACCTTTTCTATCCAATTGTAATTTCTCAGGTAGAATTACACCTTTAATATATTTTTTAATATTAAGGCCTTTTAAAACATCTCTAAGTTTTAATCTTATAGTTTCCTCAGTTTCTGCTAAATCATAATTTTTAACAAAAGAGTTTATAATAGAAACATCTTTTCCATTAATTTCTATTTTCATTGGCTTAAATATTTGTCTTGGAGCTATATCATTACTTAAATATCAGTTACCATCTTTTTCGGTTAATATTTTTTCATTAGTGGACTTAAATGGATCAAATCTATTTGGTACCTGAATTCTTTTATTTTTATTATTTTCAATAAAATCTTTATCCTCTATTGGATCCTTTCTGTTATAAAAATTAGGTAAGGATCCAACATATTTATTTCATTCAATTACTTTTTTATTTGCCTCCTCATTATCAGTATCATAAATAATAATTCCATTTTTGCTATTAGCCATAGAATCTTCACCTCTTGATACAAAGTAATCTTCTAATACTGTTGTATTCGGGTTACTACTTAATTCTTTTGCATATTTACCTTCATTATTAATTCCGAAATAATCTTTAAATTCTTTTGTTTGGCTATTAATTAAATCTTTTAAATATAGATAACTATTTTTATCAATATCCATCATTGCATTTGGTCTTGATACTAAATGTAAACCATAATATATTTTATCATTTATTTTATAAGAAAATAGTTCCTTTATTCTTAAATAATGATTTCCAGTTGGATTCTTTAATATTTCATAGTTATGATTTACCGGCTCTATCTTATAATTATCAGATAACTTTGATCCATCTAATATTACTCCTCATCCTCATTTATTTGGATTAATATAGGCATGTTTAGTTAAATCTCTACCTAAACATATTCTACCACTAACAGATTGATTTGCATTAGTTTCTGAATAAATATCTGAATACTCAGATGCAAGTTCTGCATCTGTTTTTGAATCAACAACTTCAGGAGTTATATCAGGATGATCCTTAGTAAATCTAGTTTTAATAATCCCTCCACTAATAATAGATAATAAAATCTCAGGTGTTTCAACTAAATATGAAAGGTCAGGATAATTCTTGCCTTCTAATAAATTATCCTCATTTAATTTATTCAATTCTCTATATGCTTCTAATAAAGAATATGACATGTAAATTTCTCCTTTTACCTTATTATATATAATTTAGTGATTAATTAAATTTCTTCCATAAATATTTTTTACTTCCGGCTCCATAAATTCTAGCATCTATTTGAGATTTAAGTTCTTTGTATTTAGAAGGTTGTCTATTAACGACATTACCTTTTATAATATATTTCATATCAGGTCCAGTATATCCAATAAATTTCATTCCAATAGCCTCATAACTTTTTCCATCAAATTTATTAAAATCACAATAACTGAAAACTTCATCTGGATTATAATCTTTAATAAAATGCTTAAATAATTTTGAAACACCACCAACAACTATATTGTTACTACCGGGACATCCTCTAATAATTTCCCATTGATATTTTTTATTTTTGCTAAAAGACATTAATTGAACTAATTCATTTCTGTAATATAAACCATAAGTTACTTGGGCATTTCTATGATTTTGTAAATGTACCGAGTTGTTTAATATTTTTGCTTCATTATTAGTTATTTGTTTTATTTCACAATCTCTAGCATAAATTTTTCTTTCCACCTTACCTAGAGATATTTTTAATAATTGTTTAATTTTTTCTTTAGTTAATTTATTATCCCATTCGTATTGATAAATATGAATTAATTTAATCCCTTTTTGCTGTGCTAATAAACTTTTATTAAAATGATAATTATCATCCTTATATAAATCGCTATGCCAGAATGTACCATTGAATTCAATTCCTAAATTATAATCAGGTAAATAAACATCTATTTCTTGACCACCTAAATAATCTTTAGAATTTCTGATAATGTTATTTATGTTTAAAGATTGAATAAAATTAACTATTTCATCCTCATAATGAGACTTACCATCAAATTTAAAATTAATATAATCCTTAATATTTAATCTAGTAGCCCACATTTGAATAACATAATAAGGTGCATTAAATAACTTAGATAACTCAAAATAACTTAAATTATTCTCTTTTAAATAATTAATAGCCTTATTCCTATCCTGATGTAATTCCTTAAATAAATCGGAATAATTACTATTATCTAATATTCTTTGTATATTAGATTTTTCTGCATTTATTTTTTTAAATATATTATCTACTCCATAATGTTCTAGGGTAGTTTCTTTACTTTTATCCCTATTATTATAATTTTCATTATTATATTTAATTTTTTTAGTTAATTTATTTTGTTCTGAGTTATTATAGTTTTCATCACCATAAATTTCTTTTTTAGTTTGTTTTATTTTAGCCACTCTAATATCTTTATTTTCATGATTTTTGGTACCAATTTTTTCTTTAACCTCTTTAGTTTTAGCCGGATTAGTTTCACCATATTTATCTAAACAAGTCTGCTCTCTTCTTTTAACAATATCAATAGTATCTTTTTTAATTTCAAATATCTTACACATATTATTAAAAGTTCATAAACTAATACCTATTTTATCTGCTGACTCTTTTCTAGTTAAATTTTGATTAATATAATATTCTATTATTTGATTTTTTAAATTTTCATCACTTGCTAATTTTATTTTCAAATTATTCATGTTTATACCTCATTAATTATACAATTAATTTAGTATAGTATAAAAATGCAAATACAAGTAATTGAATATTAGCAAAATAAAAAAGGATTTCCGAAGAAATCCTTTAATTTAGACAATTAATTATTCGCCTGATTCGTCTGAAGTAACTAATAAGGCATCCTTATTGTCAATAACTTGACCAGCAACTAATAATAATGGATTTAATAATTTTAAATCATATAATGTGCTGAATCCTTGGCTCATACTGCCATCTGCGAAGCCAAGTAATTGTGTAGGAACAATTGCCATATATGGTGCATAAACTGCTGCTGATGTAACCATATCATCACCATTGTAACCTAATACGAAATCGTTAGGTGCAATTGCAGGTGAAATGTATACCTTAATACCATTTAAAGTACCTGCGAAATAAGGACCATTGATCTTAGATGTAGAAGCTGCCTTCCAACCATCGATTAATGATAAGATTGGCTTAATGCTTGAAGACATTAACATATAGTTTGCTGCGTGCTTTTGAGTTCTATCATAAATGATTTGAGAAGCTCTTTCTAATACTTCTACGAAACCATAGTAATGATCTCTCTTAGATACGCCGATAGGTAATGCTTTATTCCAAGCAGTTAACTTTCTTTCCTCATCAGTTGTTGCTTCGAATGCTGACTTATATAATAAGTTAACAATTTCAGTATCAATTTCATATGATAATTCTGCGCAAGCTTGAGTTGCTAAAATTTCACCTAAATCAATACCCATCTCTGTCTTAGCTTGGAAAGCTGCCATTTGTGAATAGTAGATTGCTACTCTTCTAGCCTTAGCTGCTAATGCGATACCTTCCATATGAGCGTTAACGATAGGTAAATCATTTTGAGGAATTACTACGTTGTCATACTTATAAGCAACCTTAGCACCAACCATTGCTTCAGTAACTTCATCAGCAAATGTAACTTCTGCACCTTGAATTACTTTATAAGTTCTAGCCTTAACTGTTGCTAATTGTTCCTTAGTATATCTATTAATGAAGTTTTCATTGAATTCAACTTCTTTACCATCAACGATAATAGTTCTGAAACCATTTACTAATGGTGTCCAAGCAGGTGTAAATGCGAATTCTTCACCAGACTCAGCTGCTGTAACTACATCAGTAACTAATGCTGCTGTATAGTTAACTCTGTCTTCATCCATCTTACCTAACTTGAATGGATCATTGAATACTTGACCTTGTTCAACGCCACCCTTATTAGAACCAGCAGTGAATGATAAATATTGAATGAAACCTGTTCTAGACTTCATAGGATATACGATAACTAAATCATTAGCGATTAAGTTAGGTAATGCTACTGTAGTTAAGTCTAAGCAGAATTTCTTAAATGTCTTCATATTAGCTAATTGAGTACCAACTGAATTCTCAAATGCTTCATTTAAGTACTCTGAAGTATTTGCTAATACTCTAGCGATTGCAATTTTCTTTGTTTCAGATAATTGTCTATTTCCATGTTCGTTAGCATAAACTTTTTCGGCAACTGCTAACTTCTTGCCATATGCCTCTAAAATATTCATAAACTTTTAATCTCCTTTATAATTTTATATATTGTAATTTATTTTAGAATTGAATTGATTTGGTTTATTAGTATAAATTAGCCATTCTCATTAAGCTATCATCAACTTCATCATCTTCAAATTGTTTTGAAGCTGCTTTATTGATTGCTGATTTTGAAACTGCTTCATTTACTCTAACACCGACTTTTCTGTCGATACTAAATGGTAACTTGCTAACATTTAATTGATAGCGTTTTAATTCTTCACAAACTGTATTAACATCTGCTATAGTATAAGATGCTCCTAATTTACGTTTAATATCTTGTGATGTTAAACCTAATTGAGTAGCTCTTTCTTCAATTAACATATTCATTGCTTCATTTGCTAATTTCTTATAGCTTTCCTTTAATGCATTAGCCTTTGTTAAAGATTCATTTAATTGTGATTCTTTCTTCTTTGCTTGTGCACTTTCGTTAACTACTTGTTCACGAAGTTGTTTGAATTTAGCCTCATAATCTTTCTTTAAATTATCAACACTTTCATTTAATGTTGCTAATTCTTTTTCTTTTGCACTAACGCTTTCGTTTAGTGTTAAAGATTCTTTGACGCTGTCTTTTCTACTTTGTGCTAATCTAGCAATTCTAGCTTTTTGATCTTCAATAGTTTGATCTTTAGCTTTTAAAGACTCATTTAAGTCTTCTACACTCTTTTGTAAATCTTTACTTGATTTAGCTACTGTTGCTAATCTTGCAATAGATGATTTATATCTATTACATTCCTCTGTAAGTTCATTAACCTTGGCATCGCTAACTGCTAATTGTTCTTTAAGTTCTTTAATTAGCTTTTCTAAATCCAACTTACCTTTAAGTGCCTCTTGAAGATTATTAAGTAAATCTGTTGATCCTTTATCTAAGGCTTCTTCAACTTTATCTTCTTCCTCTTCATCTTTATCTTCATCAGATTTTTCATCTGTTGAATTCTCATCATCTTTAGTGTCTTCTTTATCTTCTGCTTCATCCTTAGATTCATCATCTTCGTCTGCATCTTCTTCACCATCTTCTGGAATATCTATACCTAATGCTTTGCAAGCTTTCTTAACTTGCTTTTCATCAAAGTTATCTAATAAGTAATTTAGGAATACTTCTTCATCAGTTTCTTCCTCTTCCTCAGGCTCATCTAATGCTGCATCATCATTTTCTGCCCCAGGTTCTGTAACTTCTAATTCATCTACATTAACTTCTGGTTCAGTAACTTCAGCATCAACTTCTGCTTCATTATCAATATCTTCATCTAATGATTCATTAGCTAACTTTGAAATTCCTTTTTCTACTGCTGCATTTCTTGCTTTTCTTTTTGCTGTATTATCATAGGCAGGATTTGAAATTAATTTATCATCTGCTGCATTTAAACTTTCATTAAAAGGTTCAAATGTTCTTTCATCTACTGGAATATCAATATCTTTTAATTTTAATAATTCTTCCTTAGTTCCAACTACTTCAATTCCAGTTACCCCTGGTCTATTATAATCGGTACCATCAACAGTATCACCTACAACTTTAATTTTGATACCATTTTCTTTACATTCCTTTTTAAAATCCTTTACATTACTACCAATATCAATACTAGTAGTATATTTAGGTTCTTTAGCTTCATTAATATCAATATTTAAATCTTTTAATGTTTCTGCCATAACTTTTTTACCTTCTTCATCTTCTTTATTGAAGGCTTCAGTTAATGCTGTTTTTAAACTCTTCTTACTATCTAAGCCTTCTCTAACGTATTGTAATCTAGCTTCCTTAACTGCTGGAATTAAAACTATATCCCAACATTCACATTCATAAGTATCAGGATCTACTGTTTCATTACCTTCATAATCAGTAACAATGTCTCCTTGACCTCTTGAACTAACACCTAATGTAGAACCATAATCACATAATGTTTTAAGAATTCTACCATTTGGTGTATCTAGGATATCGAATACTGCTTCTAATTGACCATTCTTATTTTTAACAGGTACTTCACTTAAGCATACTGCTATCTTTTCAGGATCAATTTCAGCTCTATCCTCTGGATGTCCTAATTCACCATAACAAACTTTATTTTTAATTTTCTCTTGCATTATAGGATTATTGAAAACATTTTCCCATAATTGCTCTGAATATTTTCTTCCGTTTCTAGTTGCGTTATTAAAATCGGCACAAGGACCAACAAGTCTACCAAGAATGCCTCTTGCTTTCTTTTCTTCTTCAGTTAACTTTTGATATCTTATACCTTCAGTTACTTGTTTAATCATAAGGGAAAGTCCTCCTCTTAAATAATTATCAAATAATTTAGTATATTTAAAAGTATTAAAAAATAAAAAACCTTAATGTTTTTTAAGGTTTTTATTACTTTTATTTATTGAATTTCTGCTACATCCTTATTATTTTCTTCATTATCCATTAAAATATCGTCTTCATCCGGTTCTTCATCTGGCATATCAGGGGTATTAGAAAATTCTTTAATTAATTTTAATAATCTATCATCGGCATCCTTTTTTGCTGCATTGCCATTTTTGTTACCCTTACCATATCTCTTAGCTTCATCATCTAACTTAGTTGCTAATTTAGCAAATTCCGCTTGATCTTGATATGCACTTTTTATTGAAGATTCAATACCACGATTTAATTTACCTTTTTCTTTTTGTAGCGTATTAATTTGTTCTAAAATATCAGATACATCAGTTTCTTCTGATGCTATTTTATTAGTTAACTCCTCAAGCTCTTTCTTTAAATTTTCTAAGCGAATCTTATCAGAATTTAATTGCTCAGCTTTCTCCTTTTGAGTTTTAACTAAGTCATCCATTTTTTTACATAATTCTTCAAATTCCTTTTTATTGGTAAAGCCATATAATTTTTCAAAATCAGCTTTAGTATATGAAGAGATATCTTTAACTAATCTTCTTAAAATAATTATTTTAGAATAATAAGTTTGTAACTTATTTAAAAAATTCTCAATTCTTATACGATTTTTATTAGCATCATAACCTATTTTTGATATTACCTGAGTTTTTAACTTTTGAATTTGATCGCGAAGACTTAGCATTTCAACCCCATTGGAATTTTTTCCACCTAGGTATTCTGCTTTTGCGTCCAAATAATTATTTTTAGCTACTTCTAATTCATCATCAACAAAATCATCATTAAATAATTCTTTTTGCTTCTTAACCTGATTATAATTATTAAGTGCTAATATATATCTTTTCTTAAATTTTTTTCTATCTCTTAATAAATTAGATAATTGAACCATTTTAACGTTTAAATCGTCATCATTACCTGAATAACCAAGATAACTACGACCATATCCACGGGAAACCTTATGATCTCCAGTATCTGGAATATCTGAAATTGACATATTTGCTCTATTATCTACATAATCATCATAAGGATGAAAACCATCATTTGCATTATTATTCCAATTAACTTTCTTACCTAATCTAGTGGTAATTCTATTATCATTTTTAGTTCTTCTTGTTCAAATAGCTCTAACTCTATCATCTGGAATTTCCTTTAAAATTTCATCCTGTAAGTCAGATATTAATTTACTATAATCATTTCTTCTTACTCCATCTAAATCCGAAAGCATTAAATCGGTATAATTAGCTTCGAATCAAGATTTTTGTTGTGAATCAAGTTCTGAAAGAATACTAGTAACAATTTCCTTAGCAGCTGATTTATAACCAGTATCCCAGTACATATTTACTGGATATTTACGTACTATACTTAAAAGATCCTTAGCATCCATATCCATAGATAATTTATTAAGATTTTCTGTATCTAATAATAAGCTCATTAAATTTCTATTAGTGTTGTTAATAACAATGTTATGGTTATTTAATAAATCTGTAATAGTGCTATTAATATCTAAATCAAATTTATTTGCAAATTTTGTAAGATATTCATTAACAACTTTCATTCCAAAATATCCCCATAACACTGGTTCATAACGTCTTAATAATAATTCTCTAGTTTCACGGTCAATACCTAAGGTATGTTCATATTCATCAGTTTCATAAATTAAATCTGCGATTTTAATAGCATAATAAACAGTTTTACTATTATTTCAAGCTATAAAATCCTTAACTCTTGCATTAGGACCAGTCTTTCTATAATCTATTTTAATATCATCTAATTTGGAAGATGAAAAATAATCTCTATAAATAGGGAAGAATTGATCCATTTTTTTACCAGCAGCATTTTCGGATCTATATTCAAATTCAGTCAATCTTCAATCGTCTTTATTTTCTTTTACTAAAAATCTTAATTTAGATATATTCTGTTTAGCCTTATCTATATCTAATTTAATGGTTAGATCTTCTGGTATATCATCATTTATTGATATTTCTACTTTATCCTTACCTTTTCCAGAATAAATCTTCATACCTAATAAATCAGCCGCTTCTTGCTTGCTTATTTTATTATAATGAGCATTTCCAAAATCCCAATTAATATTATGTCTATTACTGTTATTATTTTTAATAGCAGCATGATCTGGGAATTGTCTTTGCACTCCATATCTAGAAACAATATCCCTAGACATATTGGTACCATTATCATCCCAGTTTCTATTATATGCTTTTAATAGAGGCTTAGGTATCTTATCCTCAAATAAATCTACATCTTCATCTAAGAAATTATCATTACTTAATTCTTTTTCATATTCCTTTTTTAAAAAAGGAATTATATTTTCAAATTTTGCCATAAATACTTCCCCTTTCTAATTATCTGAAAATTTAATTCTACCTGGGGCAAATCAGAAATCATGATCTTCTACCGGTAATAATAATGGAGTATTGTTATCAGGATCTAATCTCTTTGGAGATATAACAAATTTTAATCCTTTTTTATTATGGAAGGCAAATGCATTTTGATCAATTTTTTCTATTGATATTGGTAATCTAACACTACCTCTTAAACTATCGCAACCTTCAAATGCACCTAAACCAATTTCTTTTAAATTTTCTGGTAATTTAATATTTAATAAAGATTTACAATTTGAAAATGACTTATTTCCAATTTTAATTAATGATTTTGGGAAGGTTATTTTTCTTAAATTTGAGCATCCTTGGAAAATAAAATCTGGGATTTCAGTAACACCTTCAGCTATAACTAATTCTTCAATTCCATTTAAAACATTATCTTTAGTTTTCTCTTTATAATTATCTATATCTAAAGGAGAAGAATATACAAATGGGGCATCTTCTTCCTCTATTTTATTCTCCCATTCAGATACATCTCCAACTCTTTCAAAATCAGTTTTGGTCGCATTTGGATCTATACCTAATTCTTTAACTACTGTCATAATATAGTTATTATTTTTAGCAGCATCGTATCTCAATAGATATGGTAATATATCACTATTAGCTCTTAACATATTTTGGAAATTTTTGATATGAGTATTGGTAATACCCTGAATATCGGTACCATCTGCTATATCATTAAGTTGTCCATTATTATATATTGATACTAAATAATTGGCTTTATTTTCTTGATTATAAGGAAGTCTTTCCTTTTTTATAAATACGAATAAACTATTTTTATTTGTATTAAAATAATTTCTTAAATGCTCTTCAGCAGTTTCACCAGGTGCCCATCCAGTACATCAAGTGTTAGTTACCATATATTCTTTATAATTTACTTTTTCATATGATGATCCAACCCATTTAGCCCACTTATCTGGGGCATCTTTAACATCACCAAATTTTTTCTGAAAAACTTCAATAGGAATATCACAATAATCTACTATATAACCAACATGTTTAGTTCAAAACTTAACTACTTGATAATTTGCAGTTTCGCAAACCCATTCATACTCTTTACCTTCATCGGCATAATGAGAAAGTAATTGAGAAAAATTAGTATTTCCAACAGCAGCAGAATATCAATCTAATATAAAATCAACTATCTTATATTTATAATCATTTCCTTCTTTTTCTAAATATTTAGATAATGGTTTTTCAGCTAATTCTGCATCTGAAGCATTACTAAATGCTAATATTGCTTTCTTAATTGAATTTTTCTTATTTAAAAATTTGGTATCTCCATTATTATAATGTGGTAATAATAAACCTCTAGCCAAATTACCAATTTGTCCATGTTCTACATCAGATTCTGGATCTAAATTTGCAATTTCAATTAATTTTTGAACATTTTCAATTTTTGGAAATTGTTTTTGTCTTAATACCTCTAATTTTTCTTCAGGAGTTTGAGCCTTTTTTTGTTGAACATTATCCCCTAAATCAATTTCCATATTACCATCTGATTTAACATAATCAATAAAGGTTTTTACTGATGGGAATTGTCCGGCATTTCTTATTGAATATTTACCTCTATTCTTTAAATATTTTGCACAAGCATCTTGAACTTCTTTAAAATTATTTAAGAAATCTTTTTCTCCATTTCTAAAGCATCTGATTAGCAATCCACCTTTACCTCCAGATGCTAGATTACCTACTGCAACCGGATCTGCATTAGTATCAAAACCATCTGCAGTTTTTGGATAGGAACTTGGATCCATTTCAACCATTGTTAAAAATTCATCTTCAGTTAAATCAGAATAATTATTAAGATATTCTTTTTCTAATTTTTTATTATCTATACTTTCTGATAAAAGTTGTAATATCATAATTAAATCTCCAATCTATTTTAATATGAGAATAAATGTTTTCTATCATAATAATCAACATTAATATAATAATAATTTAAATCAGGACTCATTGATACCTCATCATCTCCACAATTAAAATTTAAAGCATCTTGTGCTAACTTAATTTTAGCTCTATACTTTCCATTATCAAGAATTTTTTCTTTAAATCCTACTTTAATGGTAGAATTATAAAAAGCAGCAGCACCAATATACCTTATTGTTTCAGGCAAATATAATTTTTTAATTGTTTTATTATTAAGGAATGCATTTTTTTCAATTCTGGTTACCTTTAATCCATTTATTGTATCTGGTATTGTTATTTCAGGTTCATTATTAAGACTTCTTCTTGAATTTATAATTGATATCTCATTATTAACTACTTTTGCCACAATACAATCAGCTATTAAAATTAAATTATTATCATCTAATCTCTTAACTATATCTGCATTATATCTATCTTTTGCCTTTTGTTGAATATCCTTTATCTCAGATATTTCCTTTTTAAAATCAAAATCGAAATCAACAACTAACTTATCTTTTACATCATCAGATAAAGTATTATATTTATTTTCCATTGAACTAATAACGTCATCAATTTTTCTACTATAGATATAATCATCTTTTTTTACTATATTGGATAAAACTTGCTCAAAATTATCTAAAAATTCTGAAGCTAATCTCTTATATTTATTATTTAACTCAATAGTCTTTAATTCATTTTGTCTTTTAACGGCTATTTGTAAATTACCATTAGTAGTTTGAAATTTTCTTTGTTGGTCAGTTAATGCATCATATCTAAGTAATAAATCTTCTATTGAAGTATCTAAATTAGCATCATATTCATAATCATCTGCAGTTATTGTATCAAAAATAGCTACAACATCATCATCAAATTCTTGAGCTATTGCTTTATCTTCTGCCTCCTGAGCCTCTCTAGCCTCTTTTTCTCTTTGAGCTCTTAATTCAGCTCTTCTTTTATTTATTTCTTCTCCATCTTGAAAATTAATATTATCCCTAACATTTTCTGGAAGTTTATCAAATACCTTAGGAAGTTCATCTTCTAATCCACAATATCATAATAGGTCTGCATACTCATTATCTATAGCGTTTGCTGGTATTGTGGTTAAATTATCATAAAAGTTAATATGTATAGTATATAATGGATCTCCAAAATCTTTATACACAATACTATTTGAATCTAATGTTTTTAGATTAAGTTTATTTAAATCAATATCTTCAGGATAATCAAATTTTCCATCATTATCTAATTTAAAAAATTCTTTAAAAATACCTTTTAATACCCCATCTTTGATATATTGACCATCTGCAATATATTCATCTGGATTAAACTTTGTAAAATCCTGATATTTTTTGAATATCTCATATAAAGGTAATTCTCCATTTGTATTATTATTTAAATAAATATTATAAGCTTCAGCTTCCCTATTAGTTGGACATTCAAAAGATAATGGGATAGAAATTACCTTATTTGGTCTTATTTTAAAAGTATATTTACCATTTTTTCATAATAAAAACATTGCCAAACAATTATTAGTACCTTTTTTGGATATTACAAATGGTTTTACTTTTCCACTTACAACATATTCTTGCCAGTTATTTTGAGTAAATCCATAATGTTTGGCCACATCTTCGTTATTATCCATAGTAAAATTTTCAAAATCTTTTATGTCGGTTATTTCATAAATATTTATGGAATCAGTGTATATGGCAGGATTATCTAAATTTATATCTTCATTTAATTTTAATTTTTCATTTAAAAGATTTAGAATCATATATACATACTTCCCCTCTCTTTTTATTATATCAAATAATTTAGTAAAATAAAAACCTTATCATATTTCGGATAAGGTTATTATATTTTAATGTAATATTAATTATTATAGTTCTTTATATCTACTATATTACAAAGGAAATAATTATTAACTGGTTGTTTTGCAGAAACATTATCTTTAACCTCTCCAGTAACTTTATCAGTATATTGTATCTTTCTTGTAATAGCAGTAGGATTTAATATTTTTTCAGCATCTGCTGGAGTTAAGTATTTAACAACTTCTTCTCTTGTTACCTCAGTTAATGGTCCTCCATCAATAGTAATATAATAATCTGATTTTTTAGGACAATTAAATGTTAAAATTACTCTAAATAATTTTCCATTTGCACCATCTGCTATTTTTAATGCTAGGTCATTGTCATTCATATAATTTCCAAAATTTACTCCGGTAGGCTTATCGCTTCTTTCTACTCCAGTTTCTGCTCTAAATGCTTTAACTGCGCCTAACTTTTCATAATCATATCCAGTATAGCATCTACCTAAATAAATTTTTTTAAATACTCTTACAAATGGATTTCCATCAGAACCTCTACCTCCTCTATAAGCAGCAGCAGGTTTTAGTTCATTAAAAACAGTTATTGCGAAAAAGGTTGGATGCTTGCTCCATACTGGATCACCATGTTCATCTAAAATTACATTTCCGTTCTCATCTACCTTAGCGGTACCATTTTTAATATTTCTAATTGCAGCCATAGCAGCAGTTTCACCCATTGGTTTTACAGGCCAATTAATATCAAAATTTTCAATTTTAGCTTCACTTAAGGAAGTCATTTTAGCTAGAGACTCTTTAAATTTTTTTCTTCTTTCAATTTGTTCTTTTGTTAATGTCATAGTCATACCCTCAATTCTATAAATTAAAAATTAATTAGATCTAGCAAATTCTTTTTCAAAATTGAAAGATGTATCAACTAAATCTCCATCAGCATCTATATCGCCTAAATCTTCTTCAAGACCTTCCTCTAATTCATCAGAATCTTCAGTATCTTCATCATCTTCAGCATCATCAGAATCTTCAGTATTATCTTCCTCATTATCCTGCTCTTCTGGAACTTCTATATCTAATGCCTTACAAGCTTTCTCAACTTGCTTTTCATCGAAATTTGCTACCAAATAATCTAAGAAAATTTCTTCATCTGTTCTAGTATCTTCAGTATTTTCAGTAGTTTCAACATCAACTGATGCCTCATCCTCAACTGGTGCATCTAGTAATTCTGGATTATCAACAACACCATCTTCTGCCTCGGTTAAATTTTCATTTTTAGATTTAGCAACTTTTTTACCTCTTGATGCTAAGGCCATAACCTTATCATATAAAGAGCTTTCTTTTAATGGTTTATTTTCCTTTTCTGAATTTACATCTTCTTCTACATGTTTATATTTAGTGTGTTTTAAATCATCATAACGTCTTTTAAGTTCATTTAATTCTTTTCTAGCATTTTCAACTGTTGTATAATTAGCAATTAAATCTGAATGTTTAGGTGATGTTTTAGGAGCTCTTAACGCTGACTCTAAATCGTTAATCTGAGCTTTTAAGTCCTCTTTGTAACCTTCATTTAATTCCTCATCTAACTTCTTTATATTAAGTTTAGATTTTACAGCTGGTTCTAATTTTAACTTTTTATATGCTTCCTTATCATCAATTAGCAAACTATAAGATTTAGTTTTATCATTGATTATTTGTTGGCATTTACGTCTTAATCCCTCAGCAGATAATTTTGCAAGTTGTGAAGCCTTAAGTTCTACTGTATCTTTAGCTTCATTTAATTTTCTTTTTGATTCATTTATTGTTCTTTGACTCTTTAATTCTCTTAAAGCCTCTTGAATTGTTGACATATTTATATTCTCCTTTTATATATTTTTATATATCAATAAATTTAGTATTTAGTTCATCAATCATTTTTAATGTTTTTTCTCTCATCTTTTTAATATCTTGATTTTTATATCAAGTTGAGTCAGAATCCTTTGTTGATATAGAACTTTGTTTTAATCCATTAACATTAAATTGATGCTTTAAATTAGGATATTTTGCTCTTAATTTACTAACAAATATTCTATCTTCAAATCCTTCTCCATTTTCAGGATTTATATTTTCATCAAAAGATTCTTTTTCAAATAATGATTTAGAAATTGCAAATAGTTTTAATAATGTTAGATTAAACTCTCAAAAACCATCTTTGTATAGATTTAATTGTCTCAGATATTCAATTCCTTGTATAGGCCCACCTGTTAATGAGACATCATCATCTAACATTATTAAATAATTATATTCTGAATTTAAGAAATGTTCTCTTAATTTATTCCTAGCACCAACTATTCCAAGTTTGTCATAAAAGAAACCTTTAATATTTGGTTTAGAAATTTTCTTAAATTCTTCTTCCTTTCAATTTTGAGATATTATCATTATAGGTAAATTATTGAAAATATAATTGCATTGATACAATAAATTTGCTAATTTCGTAAATCTATGTTTTCTTATTTTTTCGTCATCTGGTAAATAAGAAATAATACCTATAACTGCTTTTCCCATATTATCTTCTTCCTGCTATATGTTCTAAAGCAACTAAATCTGCCTTAATTAACTTTAATAACTTATAACAAGGAATTAAATCATAAGTTGCATAATAATTATTTAAAACCTTAGTAATTTCTTCTCCTCTACTATGTTTTAAAAACATTTGATTATCATCTAACTTTTTAGCAAATAACAATATCTGTAAGTTAAGTGCCGCTAATGTTGTTAAAACATCATCAGCACTACTTAATTCCTCTTTTACAATATTCTTATATAAAGGAGATTTTTTAGAATTATTATTCTTTCTTAATAGCTCATAAAATTTTGCAACATCTAATTGTCTATTATCATTAATGAATTTTAAGGCATCAAGATTAATAGATTCAGATAATATAGTTTTTCTTAAATAATTATCAACATTAATATTATTTTCTTGTAATTCTGTTAATAATAAAATTATATCATTCTTTGTAATCATAAATAAGTTTCCTTTCTATTATACAATTATAATCCTAATTCATCAGGACTAGGTAAGTATGAATCTTGATTACCATCATCTTCCATTAATAAGTCTTTATCATTGCTTGTATAGAATGATTCATTAGGTAATACTTCTGCAGGGCTAGGTAATTCCTCACTGCCTGTTGGCTCTGGTGTATTTTCCATAGGTGCATTTTCTGTAGGTGCTGGTTCTTCTCCACCAGTTTCTTCACCGCCACCGCCGAAGCCTAAATCAAGACCTCCACCTCCGAAGTCTCCTCCACCTCCAGAAGTTGAATAGTCGGCACCACCTTCTCCTTCAGGATTTTGAGCATTTGGATTCTTTTCTAATTTATCAATATATTTTTGAATTAATGCAATTACATTAGAATCACTAATTACTCCACTTAATAATTGAGTATAAATTGATAACTTAACTGCTTTATCATCAATATCACCTAATTGATTCATAATATCGCCAATATATCTTAATCTATTATCATTATTTTGTCTTCTATCTAATTCCTCTTGAGTTACTGGAGTTTGCATTCTAACATGGAATTTATTAACATAATTTTCAAGACCTCTATCAATTAAGAATAAGTTAATAATATCTGTAACTAATTGACATAATACATTTTGAACTTTCTTAACTGTTTTACCATATCTTGAAGATAATATTGTTAATGATTGACCACCATTAAAACCTGCACCATCTTCTGTAAAACCGAAGAATTGTTTTGGAACTTTTAAACCACCAAATAGTCTATCTCTGAAATATTCTAGGTCAACTAATGATTTAGGGTCGAAATCGCCACCTACATTTTGAATTGAAATGGCACCTTGTTCACCATAAGTTGGAACATAAATAGTATTTTCAATAGGACCTGGATTGTTATATGCTGCCATACCTTTATCTGTATCAATAGCAGATTTTTGTTCAATCTTTTCCTTTAATCTTTGAATATAACCTCTTACTTGTTCCTTTGGCATATCAGTAACATTAACATTTAAAATTCTTACTAATGAAGATTTAGTTAATCTATTTAATAAAGCTGACATCTCAAGTAAGTTTAATTGTCTCCAAACTCTAAATAGATTATATAGAATTGATTGACCTCTTTTAACATTATAAGATGTAAATTCAGAACCTGTGAAATCTAACTCTCTATTTTCTAAATCCTTAGGATAATCATTTCTTAATTCGTCATCCTTATCATCTTTATAAGAATCTAGATAAATATCAACTGTTTCAGGTTGTCTTTGTGATGTATTATCTAAACATCCGTGTGCAAATGACATAGCATCATATACTTCAACATCATTTTCATGCATCTTATATCTAGTTAAATAGTTAGTTAATTCATCTGACGTTTGTTGAACTACTCTTATTGGTGCCTTAATATAACCATAAGTTTTACCAAACTTTTGTAGGTCAAACATTTCACCAGGATTTGGAACCATTTCAACATATGGAATATAAGGGTCATTAACTGAATATAACTTTAAAGTTACATCTTCATTAATTGCATTTTTAGCATCTGGGAATTTACTTTCTATTTCTTTTCTTTCTAGATATTTTCTAGATTCATTTAATAATCTATTTTTCTTGTTATGTTTAAATAGAATATCATCATCATAATCTGATTGTCTATATAATCTAATATAAACATCACCATAGGTTACTAAACAATATGCTCATTCATATAAATGCTTATCCACATTTAAAGACTCAAGTAATCATGAAGTATAGTCTAATATTTTACTATCGTCTGCCTCAATTCACATTGATTCACCTTTATCATTAGGTTCAACTGAATCTTCAGCATATGTTTCCAAAACAGCACTTAATACTTCATCTGTTGCCATTGAGTCAATTAATTCATAAACTTGTTCTCTGTTTTGTGCACTTTGACTTAAAGCATCAATTGACGATACATCCAAACCACCAACTTGTGCAGCAGCTAAAATACTATCAGCAAATACATTACCAGTATCCATACCTATTTCAGGTTCAGGTGTAGGAACAACTTTAATCTTTTGACCTTTTTCATTTAATTCTGCCATAAAATATCTCCTTCTTAAATTATTATATTATCATTTAACAATCAATAATCTTCCGTGGCTTTTTCACTAAATGGATTATTTTTAATATTCTTTGAAGCTGCATTAAACATACCACTTATTTTCTTTAATTCTTCTTCAAAGTCAACTGTTAATTGTGTTAAATCATCCATACTGCCACCATCATTAACTTCAAGAGTTAATTTAGCGGCTTCAGTTTCACCATATCTAAATCCAAATTCCTCTGCATGTTGTGAAGCTGTATATAAGGCACCACAAACGGCATCTGACTTGTCCTTCGATCCTCCGTCGGGATGATCTACTTTACCATTTTCCATATTTCTTTCCAAGTTAACAACTTCTTCAACTAATAATTTATCATAAAATATTTCTAATCTCTTTTCATATATTGCTGATTGGAAAGACTGATAAGGTATACACACATGATTTGTACCAACTCTATCCACTGATAATGTTTGAATTGGATAACCCTCAGCTGCTAATATTTGTTGTAAATCGGCTGATTGGTAGGTATCACAAGAAATACCTCAGATTTTAAATCCTTTTGATTTTAATCATCTAATAAACTGTCTATTCTTTTCAAAAGATATTTGTCTACCTTTTGGTGCTTTTATAGATACTGCAAATCCTAATGTATAGAATAAATCTCTATCCTGCATATTAGGATCAACACTTGGTTTCTTACCTTTTATAAATACACCTGCAATACCTGTTTTGTCTCCTGTTAAAGACATATCCAGATGGATAAATAAAGGTTTAGCTTTTAATTCAGGCGGTATCTTACTTTCATCAAAGAAATTATAATATTGTACCTTTTCATCTTCTGGTCCAGTACCAATAGTTAATGTTTCTCTTAAGAAAGCATTTTCTAATTTATAATTAATAATTTCACTAAATGCCTTACCATCAATATATTTACTTAAACTAGAACTTGATATACCAGCAAAGTCGCATAATGCTCTATCAATATCATCTAGGAAATCTGCTTTAAAATCTACAGGTGGATGAATTATTTGAGTATAACCTTTTAGGATATATGATTCCTCATCTTCATTTTCAGGAATAATAACAGAAGGCATAAATTTACTTCCTACTGCTACTGCAAATGTTTCATCCTTATATGTTCCTTTTGGTTTAACATCCCAAACAGAACCATCTGAAATATAAACATTGGTCTTTTCAGATTTTAATTTCTTTTTCATATGCTCTTCTAGGAATGATTTATCACTTCTTTTAGAGGATGCTAAAACTAACATTGTAGGGTTTTTACCTTTATGAACGAATCTTGTTTTCATACCACCGATTGCGGTATCAATCATATCGTTCGCTTTTTCTTTTTGTTTTTCTACATCTTGATTCTTAATAAATGAAATTTCATCAAAAAATGCAAAATAAATAGGTAAACCAATTACGTCATCTGCTTGTGAACCTATTTTAATATCTATTGCTTCTTGAACTTCACCTTTTGAATTTATATATTTTTGAGGAACTCAAACTTTCTTTTGTCTTCCTTCAAGTTCTCCATGTCTTAAAAACCAAGGACTAGATTTAATAGTATTTTGGAATTTTGTAGTAGCAATTTCTTCAGCTAATGCTAATTTAATATTCATAAATGCAAATACTATTTTTTCTGTTGATTTTAAATGGAAATACTCAATAGGATTTTTTAAACATAAAATTCTATGTAATAAATATGCTGCTATTAGAACAGCTATTTCTGTTTTTCCTCGTCCTCTTGAACCACTAAGTATTGTATTGTTTACACTAGTACTAATATTATCAGGAAATAACTTTTTTAATTCTGTTCTTCAGTAAGGATATAATTTACAATTACCAGATGCGTCATATCACGCATCTCTAAGATAATCAGCACTGTCTACAAATGTTTCTATATCAACAGGTATTTCTGCATAATCCTCTAAGATTAAATTATCTAATGTAGTAGAATGTCCTTTACTAGCATATTCTTTTAACACAGAAAGAGCTAACTCTTTCTCTTTAGGAGTTAGCTTATCTAGTATCATATTCAATTGTTTTATATCTAACTTACTTAAATCTAACTTATTGTCCATGATATTTCAACTGACTCCTTATCTTTAGTAATTTCTATTAAATTATACCTAATTTTAAGGAAAAATTTGTGATTTTTCCTGATAAAATATATATGTAATATATGTTTTATCATTATTATTTAGATATAATATATGTAATATATTATGTATAAATAATTGATATTTATATACAATTTTTTTATTCAAAATATTTCAGTATTTTTTACTGATTACTTCCTATATAAAATTTAGTTAAATTTATCTAGTTTTTCCTCTAATTTACCAGATCTATAATACTTTAGAATTTTATAGTAAATGTATTTAGGGTCTATTTCAGTTCAATTATTAGTATCATATCTAGCACTTTCATAATCATCATTAACATCTACTTCAAATCCTTTATCTCTATCTTTCAATAGAGGATCACAGAATTCATATAGCCAATCATGCAATCTACTAAATTGTGTTTGTGTTGGAATGTAATCATCAAACCTATTAGGGATAACTGCAAAGAATTCTTTTTCTCCATTTAATCTTATACAGCCTAAATGTTGTAATATAGGACTTCCATATTCGGCACCACAGCGTTCCCAATCTATATTTTCATACATTTCTTCAAATTCTTCTTCAGTAAGACCGAATTTTTCCATTTTTTCTTTTTTAGTTTCATCATCATCTCATCTTCATTTTTGATAAGAATGATGAGTGAAATCAAATATACAATTTCCCATTCAATTATCTATGGTATAATGAGGATCATATCTACCATCTTCATAATTATCTTTATATGTGGATAAAAATGTTCCATCTGGAAGTAAAAAACATCTATCAGCATGTTGTAAATCAACATTAGGAAATTGAATTTTGATAATTTTTAATAAATTTTCTTCTCATCTATTCATTATTATCTTCTTCCTCCTTATCTTGTTCAGCTTGTTGTTTCTCCTGCTCTTCCTTCTCTTTCTTTTCCTGTTCCTCTTTTTCCTTTCTTTCCTTCTCTTCTTGTTCCTTCTTCTCTTGCTCTTCTCTTTCCTTATCTTCTAAATCCTTTTGAGCTTGAGCTATATCAGCTTTAGATTTATTTCTACTAAATCTTGCTTTTGCAATAGCATTAGATAAATTGATAAGTTCTTTAGAAGTTTTTAATTCATCAATAACATCACCATCAGAATCAAAGTCATTCATACACATTTGAACTGCTTGATTATATTGAACACCATAAATTTTAGGGAAAATAAATCTTGAATAATTATATTCTAAATTTTCTTTACAATAATTAGCATAGTTAACAATAACTGATGCAACATTTCTAATCCAATAAGCATTATTTAATACTGCCAATACATGTTTACAACATAAACCTAAGTTATCAAGAGGATTTGTTATATTAGATGCTCTTGTTTCTTGTTCTCCTGCTTTTGCACTGTGTCTTGTTGCCTGATATGCAATTCTATATCTAAAATCTGGACAAGTACAACTTATTTTTACATCACTACTTGATAATGCATTCATTAATGCCTTTGTCACTATATCTCTGGTAAATAAATTTTTAGCTGCCTTTACATAACCTTGAATTTTTTGTGATAATTTACTAAATTCAACTGTTACTTCATAATTATCAGTTTCACCTTTAACCTTAACAACAAATTTTAGAATATCATCTTTCCAAAATCTATTCATATCAATCTGATTATAATCTGCAACTGTATTGGCAACTGATACTTTTGACTTAGCAGTCCATCTACTAGTATTTTTACCTTTATATTTTGCACCATTTCTACCTAGATTTAAAAGTTCTTGTCTTGTAACTTCTACTAAGTATTCCTCATTTAATTTTTGAGGTTCATTGATATATTTCTTATTATTAACTTTTATCTTATCCATATTAACCATTATATCAACCTCAAATTTCTTTAAATTTTAACTTTTATGATTTTAATAATAAAATATCTATGCTTTAAATAAAACTTAAAATAAACTTAAATTTTAAAGTATTATATTACCTGTAGTAGTCATTATATCTTCTACTAATGATTCTAATGACATTTGTTTATTTTCTAATTCTGTTTTTAAATCTTTTAGATTATCCAATATACCATTTCTTCTAACTTCTTTGAATATTAGATTACCTGTTCCAAATTCGCCTTCATTAGCAAATGAGTTAATTCTTAAATTATATAATTCATCAATATATTTATCAATTTCTTCAATTGTAGGAGAAGCAGTAATTTCTTCATATTTTTGAGTTCATTCTGCTAATCCTTGACCAATTGCCTCTTGGTCAATTTCAGGTATATTATTTCTATCAGGTTCTTGTATCCATTTATTATTTCTAATACTATAAACTCCACCTGATATACTACGATTACCAAGTTCCACATAAACTTCTACGTTTATGCCTTTAAATGATATATCATATTTTCTATTAAATAATGTTTTGTAGGCATCATAAATTAATTTTAAATGTTGGTCATCACAATCTAAACTAGGATCCGCAATTAAATGAATATCAATATCAGATGCTTCATTATAATTATAATTTGCATTTGAACCTACTAAATAAATATCAGTAACCTTGATTTTAACACCATTTTCAGTTAGAATGTCAACAAATATTTGAGCAACTTCTTTTGCCTTTTGTGCAACCTCAGGTTTTAAAGTATTATCTTCATTCCAAATAGCAGGATTTAAAGTGTCATGAATTTCTACTTCCTCATTTAAATCACTATTTAAATCATCATTTAAATTTTCTTTAACCTTACCTTGTACTGTTCAGTATTTATCTGGATTTCCTTGACTTGCTTTAAATGCGTTTCTGAAATCAAATCTACCAGCAGTTTTATTAACATAGGCTACAATATCACTATTTTGTAAATTTTGAACTACTCTATTTACATCTGATTGCATAACATTGTTTATTGTAAAATATCCATTTGGATTAACTAAAGCAGAATAATTTGTAATATTTCTTAATTTAATTCTAATTTTATCAATTTGCTGATTAGATAATTCTTCATTCATATCTTCCTCAACAGGTTCAGGATTAAATAATCCACCTCTTGCAGGTTGTTCTTGTTGATTGTTTAAATCTCTAATCTGTCTTGCTCTATCAATTTCAGATCTTCTATGCTCAATAATTTGATTAATTCTTTCAGCAGTTGTATTAAATCCTCTATTTCTAGCAGCTATAAGAATTTGTCTCATTAAGTTAACACATTTCATTGCCTTAACTCTATCATTTGCTCTTAAAGCTTGATAAGCAATATTATCTAGATAGTTGTTATATGCCATCATAGTATCTGGATTCATTCTACCTACATTTTCATTTCTTTCGCCATTTAATCAAGCATCTGCTTTTCAAGGTTCAAAAGCTTCATTAATATTTTCATTCATTTTTTCTAATTCTTCCTTTGCATATTTCATATTTTTCCAATTTTGCAATAAAACTTTACCATAAGGGGTGTTATATTCAGAAAATCCTGATTGTAAATCTCTTGCACCCAATTTAGCTGGGTGAATCATACTTTCATCCTCTCCAATTTTTCTTGCAAATTCTTTAGCTTCCTCCTCAGTTTTGAAAAATACTGGGGCATCAGATCCTTGTAATCCTTGATTTACCTTTGATGAAACTGCAAGCATTCCAGCAGGAGCCCTTGATGATTTTCTAGCAACCACCGTTCTATAGTTATCACTAATTCTAAATAGATTTAAATTGTTCATAGCATTTTTTGCAATATTTTTAAAGGTAGCATACACTTCAGATGGCTTATATAAATTACCTTTATACTTAACTACACAATCTCTATTTAATCCGGCAAAACTATCTGAATATATAATAGGATTTGCATCATCAGAAAATTCTATTAATTTAATATTTGATCCATCAAATGCACGATGTGGTATTTCTTTAAGTTTATTTCCAAACTTTAAAGTATTAACCTGACCATTACTAATATTATTAAAATACCTATCTGAAAACTCTTCTAGATTTGGAGGTAAGGTAACAACATCATAATTATTATTTATTTTTGAAAGACCCAAATCTGAACGCGTACTTGCATATAATTTCTTTATATTTGTATACTTACTTAAATCAGGAAGTAATAAATCTAATAAAGCCGAGCCTAGTATATAATTTATATTATAAGGAATATTTAACTCTTCCTTTTTTGCCTCACTTGAAATAGCAAATGGAGAAAATGTATTTTTATTTTCCCTTTTTTCATAAGCTATTCCATTATAATACTTAATAAATTCATTGGAATGTTCGATAATAATTTTATCTATCTTTTTACAATATAATAATCGAGATAATTTTGGATATTTCACAAATCATTCAACGTATAAATTATGAATAATTGCCCCCTCAAGAGTATTATATGGTACATCATGTTCAATATCTTTTTTATTATAACGTCCAGATATAACAAAATTATTTATTTCGGTTTTTTCATTTTGAATTAACATATTACATCAATTTCATTCAGAGGTGACTCTTAATCCTGGACGTAAAATTAAATTATCTAAATGTACCTCTTTACAGTTCTTAAAGCACTCTGCCTCAATATCATCAAGATAAATTTTTTGTGGAATTGAAACAATTAAATTTGAACACTGATTAAAATTATCCCTGTGTATATAGCATAACGTTTTAGGTATAACTACCTCTTTTAAGCTGCCAAATCCTTTTATTGTACATCTAGGCAAAGTTGTTAAATCGCTAGGTAGTATTAATTTCTCTAAATGTAGTCTAGCGCAATTCAATGATTGCAAATTTGGTAGATCTTTTTCACTAAATCCACTTAAATCTATTTCTTTAATTTCATAAGTCCAATTACCATTATAATTAAAATATACTTGGGATTCAAATGGATCGATAATTTCATGTTCCTTACCAGATGCCTTTTTTATTGCTAAAAAATCTTCAACTGATCCATCATAGTAGATTGAAGATCCCTTAATTCTTTCAGATGTTTTAATTTCTTTAACAGTATTTTTTAAAATTAAATTCTTGTACTCAAAATTAAGATATAATACCCCATTTAGAATACCATCATCTGGATTAATTGTTAAATTTTCAACTTGTGTTGACCTAGATAACCATCAATTTTTTACATCTCTAGTAAATTCATCATGAGTAATTTCAATTGAATCATAACGAATCTCCCTTTTTACTGCCACAGATGGCTCAAGTTTACCTTCATCTATAAACTTTACAATACGCTCATCCTTTAATATATCTATATCAAGTATATTTTTAAAATACCATATACATCAAATAGGTAAATAGAAATCGAAATTGAAATCCTCTTTATCATTAGATAATTTAAGTAGAATATCATAAACGCCATCATATATGTCGTTATTCATAAGTTCTGCATTACATTCTTTGGCTAAATATTCAGTAAATTCTTCAACTAAATCAGTAGCATCAATAAACATAGGTTTCACCCCATTCCATTAATTAATTTAGTATAAATTAGTAAATAAAAATACATTAGAGGGTTAATGATTATTTTCACCAACCCTCTAATGCTTGTTATTCTAATGCTTTTAATATTTCTTGCAAATCCTTTTCGGTTATTTCTTTCTTATTAAAAGCATCTATTAATTCATTTCATCCTTCAATATAGTCTGGAGCTAATTCTGGTAATTCTGGTTTTGGTGGTACATAATCTGCATTAAGTTCATTTACATCATATTTTTGAACAAATACATCTCATAATTGATCAAAATCCATATCTCAATATTCTGGATTTTCTGGGAAGTCAAATTCAGTAACTAAACCAATAGCTTCTTCATTTTCTACCACAATCGCTTTAAGTGGAATATCATTATCATTTAATTTTTTATTTACTCCCTTTACAAGGGCTTTATCTGCATCATCATATATCTTATTTGAAATATGATAGTCACCACAAATATTAGCTAGTCTATAAGCTAGGGCACTTGGCTTAGTTATGCCAAGTTTCTTTAATTTTGCAAACATATGTTCATTATGTTTAAAAACCGCATGACCAATTTCATGTCTTAATAATACACTTAGTGCCATAACATCTATTGTAGGATTTAAATAAACTACTCCTCTTCCTGGGTCAATAGCAGCAACAAATCTTCCACCCATATCTCTACTAGTTACTAGATTTATATGGAAATTCTCTAAATAATCGGCAAATCTAGGAAATCCATCTTCTCTTAAATATAAACATATTTTTCTTTGAACCTTAATTTCATCTGCCGTCATTGATTCATTTATATCTAAATCTTCATCCATATTTAAATCCTCATATATATCTCCAGGAGATCCATTTTTAATTAATACTTTACCACCATTTTCAAGTTCCACTTCTCTAAACCCTCTTTCCACATCATCAATTTTAATTCGCGCCTTTGTTATATCTGAGTTAAAAGCACGTCAGTTATTTTTTGTCAAAACATCAAGTGCATGTTCTCTAGATTTAAAGTAAGCTACACTGCATCTTTCACCACCCATATCAGATAATCAGTTAAATCTATATTTACCAGATTTTTTAATTTTTCTAACATACAAGTAATTATAGAATTTCTTTAGATAGCTAAAATATCCATGACCTCTAACATCTCTTACTACATATAGTTCAGAATACTTTGACTTATCAATAACCTTTTTTCTCTCATTCTTACAAAAGTTTAAAAATCCAGTGAATGAATATAATTTTCCTTTATAGGTTACCTTACCTATCTTGGAACCATAATCAAATATTGTTGGCGTAATTAATTTTGGATCTATATCATCTGATAAAATAAGATTATCTATAATTGTATATCGACCAAAAACTACTTTAAGTTTACTAAAATCCACATCTACGTTAAGTTCCTTACAAATTACACCCTCAAGATAAATTCGTCATACATTTGGATCATTAACCTGTCCTTTAAGTACACATTTATCTGCTTCAAAATACTCAGCTAATCGCATTCAATCATTATCGAATTCTATTTCATCATATCTAATATTATCATTAGATTGAATTGTTTCCTTTTCTTTTCAGGTTAACTTATCTGATCATTTATTTAAATAATTAAAAGCATTAGGTTGATCAGCTAAATCTATATTCAAGTAATTTTTAAAGAAATAGATAAGTCAAATTGATAAATTTTTATATTCCGCTACTAAAGGATCCTTGATTAAAGAATCAGTTGATAATATATTTTTAAGTAATCCTTCAATATCATCTTCTATTAAATATTCTTTACATTCTTTATCTAAATAATTAGCAAATTTTATACTTAAATCATCTACATTTATCATGGTAAATAATCACCTCTATTTGCTATCTTTTTTAGTAGCTTTCTTTTTTTCTGCCTCTGCAGCAGCCTCTTCAGCTTCTGCAGCATCTTCTGCAGAGTGATCTATCATATAAATGGATGTTCCCTTTTTTCCTCTTATATTTTTAACAAATGATTCTGATACTGAATCATAGAATAATAATCATACATATCCAGGAACAACAATTTTTTCCTGTGTAGCTGGATTATCATCTGTCATTATAATAACATTATCTAATTCTTTGGCAGCTAATAAGTCTTTAATAAAAGGTACTGGGGCGTCTGAATTACCTTTACCAACTTGCTTCTTATCTGTGTTTGTAGTATCTGCAAAGTAGAATATAGGCTTTAACTTTATTTTTCCCTTCTTTTCTAATTCTATTATAGATGCGGTTATTTTTTGCTCCATACCATATTTTATCTTATTACCTGTTCAAGAACCTGATTCATCGAAAAATAATCCAATTTCAGGAGTTCCATTTTCTTTAACATCTCAGAATCTTCCAGCTACAGGTCGTCCTAAAATATCAGTTTTATGACTACGATGTCTATAATCTGCATTTCTAAACGTATTAACCTCATTTTTTAACGTTCTTATTATTTCATTTTCAATATATTTTATACTAACCTTTTTATATTTTCTATATTCAGCTTTATTTTCAAGAGCTTTTCTCAATTGTGCTCTAATTTTTCTCTTTAGCTCTTGAGTAGCCTTAGGATTTTCTAACTCCTTTTGTACTTGTTCTTCATTATTACCTTTTTTTCAGAAATCAGCTATTTTCTGTAATCTCTTTTTATATTTATCTAAATTTTTACCAGCATTATTATCATTTGCCATATCTCTTTCTAATTCTTTTGTGGCATCTAAGACTTCTTTAGCTTTATCTAACTTATTATTATCTGAGTCAGAACCGGTAGTATTATCATCATGTTTAATTTCATCACCATTATCATCAATAACATCATTAGCGGAATTTCTTATTTTTTTCATTAAGTCTGCTAATTCATCTAATTTCTTTTGATTTAATTGTGGAAAATCTTGATTTTCATTATTTTCATCATTCTCAGAATCATTTTGATTATTTTCATCTGAATTAGAACTAGAAGGCTTTTTATTAGGTAAATTAGGCATCTTTAATCTTGGATCTGGTTTAATTGAAGCCCCAGGGATATTTGGAATATCCATTCCACCGGCCGCTATATTTTGCAATATAGTAGTGGCTGCCGATTTGATTCCATTTTTCTTTTCATCAGAATAGGATTTTAATTTATTTTTATTTATATCCATAGTAAATTACTCCTTTAAGCTATTTTTTGGTAACCTTACCCTTTTTATAAACATTATGAACTCTACTATATAGGTCACTTGGACTATTATTAATAACACTTTCGTCGTCTCTTATTTTTTCCTTCTCTTCTTCAGAATATTCTTTACGTGGTTCTTCCTCTTCCTCAGGCTCATAATTCTTATCCCAAATAAGATTTGCTATATGATCTTTTTCCACATAGTCTGCTAACTTATTTTCTAAATAAGTTGCTCCAGAAGATCCACATTGACGCATAGCTAAATTTATCAATCCATTCTTAGTTCCATCGCATCCAGAAATTGTTGTATCTAATGTTCTTGGAGTTAAAGCATTTTCTGAATCTAGATCATCCTCAGGATCTGTATCTGGATCCCATTCAAAATTTGCTGTATCTTTAAGTATTATTTCAGCAAGATCCTTCTGTTTACACTTAATATCATATTCATCACGTAAATCAATAAATTCTTGCTCATCGTTATTCTTTTTGGCTTCTTCTATATCTTCTTCTATATAAGATATTTCAGTTGATAATTTATTTAAAAGATACTTTTTAAATCCTTCAGTATCATAATTTATTTCTAAAAGTCCCATTCTAGCCTTTAATGCTTTATCTAATTTATTTCTACCATTTTGATAAATTGCGGAATTCATTGCACCAACAGTAAATAATAATGAATCTAAATGAAGAACATCTCCATCTGATTCTATTACCTTATGTTGACTAATAACACTATAAAGCTGTTTTAAAACATCTGGATGAGCCTTATTAATTTCATCAATAAATAGAATACAAGGACTACCATCGGCTAATAGCTCAAATTTTCTAGTTGATACTGTATAAGCCTTAGGTTTATCTCCAGATCTATCGATATCAACTACTCCGGAGAAATCTAAGTAGTCAACATTTACATTAAGTTCAACTACTCTAACATTACGATCATGTGCCCACTTTTGAATAATTGAAGTTTTACCTGCACCAGTAGGTCCAATAAAAATAATATTACCACCGTAACTTTCATTTCCTACATAGGTGCCACGTTTTTTAGATCTTTCAACTTCTTTTCTTTCTCTTAATGCAGTTTTATAGCATTCATCAAGTACCGCATAAATTGTTTCTCCCTTACCATTATTAGTCTTAGGTTGTTCCTTAGCTAAATCACCAACGGTAGCTTCTTTAATAGGTACATTAGTTCTAACAACATCTGATGATTTTTGTTTTTGTTTTAATCTCTTAGAAATTTCATTTCCTAAATTTTTCTTTGCCATTTTAGTTTCTGTCTCCTTTTAAATAATCTAATAACATTTTACAATAATCTATATCTGATTTATATTTTGGATATTGTTTTTCAATTTCAGGTGTATACCAATCAACCCATTGTTGAGGTTCATTGAATTTTTGTCCTGTTTGAACTTGTAATGGAACAATGAATGCATCATCAATATAAGGTCTTAATTTATTGATGCAATCTTTTTCATCACAACACTCAACATCATCATTAACACCACAAGTATCTTTAATAATAAATCCATTATCTTTTGGATCTAATTTAAATCCTGTAATAATTAATAAATTTTCAAATAATTGTCTATTCTTATTTTTCTTTACAGACTCACCACAAGACATTCCTTCACCGCCAGACATTTCACCTGATGAAATATCAGCAGTATATGCTGCATCATTAGCAATTGTTCCAGCAGGAACTCCATCTGTAACTGTAGGAATTTTTCCTTTTGGTGTTACATCGTGATTAAATAATTCTTTTTCTAATTCAGGATTACCACCATATCTAACGTGCATATTATGTGCACCTTTTACATTAGTTTTCTTATGATTTTTTGCAATTCTTTCCCAATAATCATCTTCTACTTTTCCTTGAGAAACTCTTGCTGGTCTTTTCTCTTTTATAATCTCTTCGCTTACTAATTCAGGTTCATCTTCATCAAATATAGGTTTTCTTTTATTAGTAGGTATAAAATCATCGTCATCCTCTCCAATAGAACATTCCATATCAATTTCATTAACTCCACTGAAATCATTCATCATCATTCCTCTAGGAGTATTAACATCGTTTAATGCATTCATAATATCTTGTTCTGAATTACAGTTAATTGATGTTGAATTTATTGTAGGAATTTCATCATCCATAATAGGTTTACGAGGTTTAAAATTAGGAACATTATCATCGTCACTTAAATCAATTTTAATTCCGGTAACTTGTTTAACAGGTCTTTCCTCTCCACCAAATTCATCAACATCTATTTTTTGTCCACCAAAAGTATTAGGTTTAGAATTCTTAATTGGTGTTGAACCAAATGAATCGTCATCATCTAATAATGATGGGTCAATTTCCATATCAATTTCATTTGTTATTTGTAAATCCTTATCTTCCATATAAACATCCTTTCTATTATTAATCTAATGGATAGAAATGACAACTAGCCTTTTCTAATTTTTCCATTATTTCTTTATATTCTTCTGTACCTTCTTGCAGAATTTTTTCTCCATCCATTGGTAATAAAGTATTAGTTTGAGTAAATCTTGTTCTAATTCTACCTAATGCAATTTTAACAAGGGCTAAAGATAACTTTCTTAGTACATCAATCCAATAATCACTTGTAACATCTTCTACACTACGGAAAATTGGAACATATTCAATAGTTACTCATTCCAAACTACTATATGCAGCATTTATATATAACTTATTTCCGTGTTTATCCTCTTTAAAATCTAGGTCGGTAGATAAGGTATTTCTCATTTGTAATAAAGTATTATAACTTAAATAATTCATTACATAATTTTGTAAATTGTACATTGTTCCACCAGTTGTAAATACTGACCAAGTTTGAGCATACATAGGGTCAACGTCTGATGTTGTAATACCAGTTGTTGTATCACCTGTAAATCCTTGAACTCTATAAACATTAACAATAGCACTATGGTCGAAACCTGGATGCTTTACACCTTTTGAATCAACATAAGGTCCTAAATCAATACATTTAGAAAATGGAACTGTAACTAATTTTGTTTCATCTATAAATCTTTGGATACATGTTAATGCAGCATCTACATATTTACCAATAGATTCATCTGGCAAATCAGATTCTAATATATCACCAGTAGTCATTAATTTTATATAATCTATATATTGTTGTTTAGTATATCTTGATGACATAATGAACCTCCTTCAAATAATCAATATTTATTATAATTAATTTAGTTAATAATTTACACATAAAAAAAGAGGTTAATACTAAGATTAACCTTTAATTTTATTATTACTTAAATTACCTCTGTAACTTTTGGACTACCTTCAAGATATGATGCAAAATCTTCCATAATATCATCTTCCGTAATCTTTTCTGATGCAATAACTAGTTTCTCATAATTAGATGCTGTAATTAAATATACTTTAAATCCTCTATCATGTGCCTCTGTAACAACTGCGTCTTCTGTTGTATCTTCTGCAGTTGCAATAATAGATGCAAATTCCCAAGAAGGAATTTCTGTTTTTTCATCCATCATATCTATATCATAAACATAATCTCTAATATAGTTATCATCGTCTTCAACTGCATCTAATTCATTTTCATCAACTGTTGTTCCAGAATAATCAAATACTTTTAATTCTTTAGTTTTGAAATCATATTCAGCTAAATCTTCATTTAATCCTCTAATAATTACTTTATCATCTTTAATATCTTGAGTATAGTAATTAGCATCATTATCTGAACACCAAGCTTTTAATTCTTCTTCAGTTAATTTTAAGCTTTCCCCAAGTGGTTTTAATTCATCTTTAAATTCAACATGACCTTCATCATTATAGTCAGCAGATTTGTCCTGATACCATATTTCAAATTCAGGTTCATCACCTTCATCAAATGGGAAAAGTAAATTAGGTATACGATTATATACATAATTAAGCGCTTTTATAGCCTCTCTTTTGGTATTAAAAACTAGTGCCTCTTTTTGATTATCAGTCTGTTCTACTTCTTCCTTATCAGAAAGGAATCTTCCATCAACCGCATTCACAAGATAATAAACTCTCTCGAAAGTTATAGTTTTAGTACGTTTTTCCTCATCTAAATCATTTTTCTTCATTCTATTAATTCTATCAGGAATTACAAATTTTTCATTGCAATCATCACAACATCTACCTTGTTTATAAGGTTCTGCATTATTACCATATCCTGTATATTCTTTACCACAAATGCAACAAATCTTCTTGTTATTTTTTGTAGAATTATCTACAGCTTTTTGTGCATTGTTGTTCTTGTAAGTCTTTCCATCAGCATCAACAAATACAAAATCTTCATCCATATTATGATTTTCACGATATCATTTACCATAATCGAAAAATTCATCCACTGTGAATTCAGTTACAATAACGTAATCTTCTGCATTATCCAAATTAGCTTTATCCTTTGGAATATAAGTTACATAAGCTACGTTTTTATCATAATCAACTGAATAAGCTTCGTATGGTTGGATACCCGTATCGCCATTTTCTGTACATAATAAAGCATTTTTTGCTTCAGCTACCCCTAAGGCAGATTGTTCCTCACATTGCATTGTTCACATTACATTTTCATTGATGTTATTTGTTTCTATATCATTATCAAAAGAAACAGTATCTTCTTTTAATAAATCTAAACTTTCAAGTTCTAATTGATATGCTTCAAATACATTAATTAAATTTTTTTGTAATTCAGAATCATTTGATAAATTTAATTTAACTTTAACTTGATTGCCATTAGTATCCAAAACAGTTCCAGTTAAACCTTCAAATGCTTTTATTCCTTTAACTACTTTTACTTTATCATCTTTCTTAAACATAGTTATCATAAACTCCTTTTATAAATAATTTAGTAATTAATTTAACTATTAATAACCCAACTATAAGTAGCATTTCCTTCACTATCTACTACAACCTGTAATGTATAAGTACCTGCTACTGTAGGAGCTTGTGGTATTGGATTATATTTTAAATCATCATAAGAACCGGTTTCAGCTACTTTAGATAATGTTGTTACCTTATGGGTCATATGTAATAATTCATATTCACCTTCACTACCGGAATAATAAATATTTTCGCCATCAGATCAAATATACGAACCATAAATTTCACTGAAACCTGTCCATGTTTTAGGTATCCAAGTTGATGTAGATTTATCTAAAACATATTGATTACTACCATTAGTGTAATAAATGTCATCGCCAGCTGTTCAAACAGCATCACCATAAAAATTAGTTAATCCATTTCAGATCTTAACATTTCAAGTTGAAGTTTCTTTATCTAAAACATATTGATTAGATTGATTTGAGTAATAAATATTTTCTCCATCAGTTCAGATATCAGTTCCTCTGAAAGAGGTACATCCGTGTCATGTTTTAGGGATTCAAGTTGAAGTTTTTTTGTCTAAAACATACTGACTTTCATCATCAGAATTATAAATATTATTTCCATCAGTTCAGATATCCCTACCAGATAAATCATTATATCCAGAAAAAATAATTTTAGATCAAGTAGAGGTTGTTTTGTCTAAAACATAATTATCAGTTCCAGCAGAGGTTCAAGGTGAATTATAAATATTATCTCCGTCTTTTCAAATGTCCAATCCGTTGAAATGATTTATATCTATACCGTGTCATGTTTTAGGGATTCAAGTTGAAGTTTTTTTGTCTAAAACATAATTATCAGCCTCACCTGAACTTGAATTTGAGTATGAGGAGTAATAAATATTTTCCCCATCAGTTCATACCAGTCTTCCATTAAGACTAGTTAAACCTGTCCACGTTTTAGAATTCCAAGAAGAAGAGAACTGTTTTGTTGCAACGTTTACTTCACCTGTTGCATTTATTATATTGTTTTCAATCTTAATTCCTTCGCCTGCTAAATATGGTTCAGTAATATTATATGTATCGTCACCAATAGTTAAACTAGTTCATTTATTACCATCATTTGTACCAGATACTTTTTCTAAAATATTTTCAATTTCATATTCATCAAAAACGAATTTATATTGTTCATCACCGGAAGAATAATATGTAGTTTTACCATCTGACCAAATATTATAACCATTTCTATAAGCACGTGATCAATTAAACTCTATATAAGATCAACGCTTAGTATTTTTATCAAGTTTGTAAGGACCTACTAAATCATACATAACGTAGGTATTACCACCGATATGAAAGATATTATTAGTTGTAAAAGCCGAAGTAAAAGGTCTATTTATGAAAGTTATTTCTGTTCAAGTTTCTCCATCATCTTCTAAAATATAATCTTTATTTTTAGGTCCAACTAGAGTATAATAACAATTCTCTCCATCTGTTCAAATATTATTACCATTAATATTATTTAAACCTGTCCAAGTTTTAGGTTCCCAATTATCAGTTTCTTTATTTAAGAAATATTGATTACTATATGATGAATAATAAACTATACCTTTATATAATCAAATATAATCAGCATCAACATACATTCAATCAGATTTTAAATTTCAAGTATTAGTTGATTTATCTAATTTATATTTATTTATATAAACATTATCTCCATCTGTTCAAACTTTATCTCCTTTAAAACTAGTTAGTCCATTTCATGTTTTAACAGCTCAAGTAGAAGTAGTTTTATCTAATACATAGTGATTATTATTATATGAATAATAGATATTTTCGCCATCGGTTCAAATATAACGTCCTAAAGGTTTAGGTAATTCCCCAAATCAAGTTTTAGAACTTACTTTAGATGGATTATCATAATAATTAATATTTATGTTTTTGCCAGCTTTAAGTAACTTACCTGCATCTTCCAATTCTATATCTTGATTATTAGTTTGATTTAAATTAAATGAGCCTTTAATATCCTCGTTTTGAATTAAATTAATAGTAGCATTATTAACTTTTTCAATTATAGGTTTATTAAGCAAATCATCATAATTACCAGTTTTAGCAACTTTTTCTAAATTAAATACTTTTTCATAAACATTTTCTAAAGAATAATAATTTTCTAATGAATCATAATCTACTACGTCTAATAAAAAGATATTATTTGTTTTGTTATTAAAAATTAATGCAGAGCTAGTAAAACGTAAATTAACTTCAGTATCTACACATTTTCACTCTATTGTTGTTAATATTTGATTTTTTATATTTACTATGTAATGATGAGAAGGATCTGAGTAGTAAGTATTTCTATTATCATGTCATATGTAATTTTTGTTAAGATATGTTGTTCCAGTGTCACTGCGTCAAGATACAGATATTCATGCATTTGTTGTTTTATCTAATTTATAACTTTGAATATAACTTGAAGATCTATTTAAATAAACATTATTTTCATGATCAGTTCAAATATATCTACCTTCAATCGGACTTACTACTTCTATATTTGATCAAATATTTTTGTTTCATACTAAATTATTTTTATCGAGAACGTAATGTAATCCACCATTGGTATCATAATATGCATGTTCTCCATCAAATCAAATATCTGTTCTTTGACCATTAAATTTTGTATTATTATCAAACTTTCAATTAAGTGTAGCCCAAGTATCAGTATTTCTATTTAATCTATATTGACTGTCACCATAAGAATAATATATATCTTCGTTATCGCTTCAAATATAATCAGCAGTAAAATTAGTTAAACCTTTTCAAATTTTACGCTCTCATATAGAGGTTGTTTCATTTCAAACATAGTGATCAGAGTTATTTGAGTAATATCACTTTCCTGTTTTAGGATCACTTCAAAAATCATTCTCTGAAATTGAATTTTGAGGTGTAGGATTTCAACTTCAAGTTTTTTTATAAAAACCTACATTTTTAACAACATCTATTCCGGTAAAACCTTGTAAATCAATAGTTTGATCAACATCTTGATTTAAAGTGAATGTCCCTTTTTCTATACCATTTTGCACAATAGTTATAGAGGCATTATTTGCAGGATAAGGTTTATTATTTAAATCATTATAATCACCTGTTGTTGCCACTGGTGCTAAGGTATTACCTATATTTTCAATTTTTTCCTGTAAGTCGGTATCTGCCTCAATACGTTGACGTTTTTCATTGTTAACATCAGCTTTGGTTCTTTTAAAAATTGAATTAATTATTTCTTTTATATTCATTATCTAATTTACCTCCAATTCCTTTTTAGCTCTATATTTTAATTTTAATAAATTAGTATGATTATTTGCTTCATCATAATCTATATTAAATTCCATTAAATAATCTATAAAAAATGGTGTTATTCTACAACTATCATTATTGCCAATTAAAGATTTAAAATCTAAATGCTGCACTAAACAAGGACGATATTGAATATGTGTAATCCCTAAATTTTTTAATGCCTTGCTTTCTATTACATCATATTGGAGTTTTCCAGGATTTTCATTTTCAATTTTTTCCATTTCAATTGCCAATTTATTTGTAATATCTTTTGGATAATATGTACATTGATTAAAATAAAAATTATTAGATTCCTTTGTTTTAAAATAGGATTTAGGTCCGGTAAAAAAATTAATTATTTTATCCGGATACCTTTTAATTGCAAATTCAATTTCCTTTTTAAAGTTTTTACATAATTTAACATCATCCTCTAATAACACTGAATCATAATTTGAAATTATTTTTAATTGTTCAATAAAGGATTTAACGGGTTTATGCTCCTTATCAATTAATGGTTCATAATTAATTTGATTAATTGTTGAATCTAACTTTCTTTCTCCAGTGGTTCTTATAAAGTATTTAATGCTATTAATTCTTAAATCAAGTTCTTTTTGTTTTAATCATTCTTCTCGTTTTTTCAATAAATGATATTTCATTTTAATAACTAATTTTTTTATATCTTTTTTATTAAGATTATTATAATCAAATCCTAATTGGTTTAAATAATCTATAAAAAATGGGGTTCTTAATCAAGGTCTTTCTATTTCATGACCTAATAAAGAATCAAAATTTAAATGTTGAACTAAACAAGGTCTATATTTAATATGAGTTTCATTTAATTCCTTTAATGCTAAATTTTCTACCAAATCTGTAGATAACTTTGGAAATTCTAAATGAAATTTTCTCATTTTTTCTGCTAATTTTTTTGTTAAATTTTTTGGATAATATGTACACTGATTCATTAAATAGCTATTAGATTCATGTGTTTTGAAATAACCATTTCCTGGATGTTGGAAAAAATTAATAATTTTATTAGGATATTGTGAAATTGCATATTCAATTCTTTTTTTAAAATCATTACATAATACACAATCATCCTCAATTAGAACAAAATCATCATTACCTAATCTTTCTAATTGATCTATGAAAAAATCTATATATCTATGTTCAGAATCAATTAATCTTACATATGGTATTTGTTCATAGGATTCATCCAATGATCTTTCCCCGGTTGTTCTAATATAATATTTCATATTAACTACTTGATTCTGATGTTTGATATTCACTTAATACATCTGTCTTAAAGAAATCAATATTTACGTCCTCACTAATAATTTCGGTATCCCTAATGTTAGATCTATATATTACATTTAAATTGGCATACATTGTTCCAGATAAATCATCAAAAAATGACATTAAGTTAATTATCTCAGTATTTTCATTATCCATTAATATATCTATTATTTCACCTAAGGTATAAGTTGCTAAAGGAACTGTAACGCTGGATAAACGTGTTCCATTTACATATAAGTTAAATTCGAATTGAAAAGCTTTTATTACCTCACCAGAAGTAACCTCTGTAGTTAGCTTAAAAATTGCTTGTTTATCTAAAGGAGTTCCTGAATCATAACTAATTTCTGGTCCAACAAGTATTGCTAAATGATCAGCAGTTTCTCCAGATATAAATTCACTTCCCAAATCAAATCCACATAATTCTAATCAATCCTTGATTGCTTTAGCACTAGGTATTTGTGCATCGGAACCATCTTCATAACCTAAGCATTCTCTAGTAAATATGACATAGTGAGGAATAACATAATTTTTACCACTCGCAGTACAACTAATAACATTGTTAGTAATATCAATACCAGTACCAGCGGTATAATTAGCACCCTCTCCTTGCTCTAAAAATGTTCCTAATAAATTACCATTTTTATCATAAATTTGTTTCATTTTATTTTCTTCTCCTTATCCTTATTATAAATATATTGCTTGTTCATTACCAAAGGTACTGTCTGCTGTTATTGTAATATTATTACCTTCGGTTCTAATTACATCATTAGTAAATGTTATATTGTTACCTTCAACCTCAACTTCGGCTTGAATAAAGCTATCTTCATATTCTTCTTGGATATCCTCTTCTGTAATATTAAAATCTCCTCCAGAGGCAAAACCATAAGTATCTTCACCAATAGTTAAACTTGTTCAGTTTGTACCATCATTAGTTCCTGAAACTGTTTGAATATCATCCAAAGTAGCCACTATTTTACTGCCATTAGTTCCTATCACTGTAGGAGCTAGAAATCGATAATTATAATAGGTATTTGAAGTATAACCATCTAATGCAGCTTTAATAGTAAAGTAATTTTCATAAGACTTAGCAGTACTTTCAATTAAACCTGGGGATAATTGGGTGTACATATAATCAGTATTTCTTACCGCTACATATGGTTTACTTGCACTATATCCATTTAATTCAGCATAATTATGACTAGTTGCTGAAGATCTTGATTGCACACCATTAATATTTGTAAATGTTTTAAATCCACTAATTGTTTGTCCGGTATTTGTAGTTACATAATTAGTAGGTATTGTAGGTTTATCTGTTAAATCATTATACGAACCTGAGAAATTACTTGTACCAGGAGTATAGCCTAATGCCGTAATTACATCGCTAGAATTAATTCCTGTTATATAGCCACTAGGATTTGATGAATTATAAGGTATATAACCTAACGCTGTTGTTACATCTGAACTAGTAATACCAGTAATATATCCACTGTCATTATATAATTCACTAACATTTGTAGGAATATTTTCTTTAGATGCTACAATTCCAAAATCAATGGATACTTTTTTAGTATCATCTGATTCTGGTGTAATTACTATACCTTCACCTGCTTTTATTACATCTCCAGTTGAACCACCAACTGCACTAATAACATTATTTTCATCAATAATAATATTTTCGCCTGGAATTAATTTATCTTGCTTACTATTTAATTTTTCATCAATAAATTCATTCTTAACATCAACTTTAATTTCTTTTTTCTCATTATTAACTTTAACTTTTGTTGAGTCTGATTCTATTCCTTTGTAGGTATTTATGTCTCCTACAATTCTTCCATTAATAACTCCACGCATTAATCTCTACCTCCTTTATGGTAAAACTATAAATTTAGTTCTAGGCATTACTGTATCTACTGCCTCAAAATTATCATCTACATTTTCTTTTGGTCTATATAATTTAATTTGATAATAATAAGTTCCAGGGATAACATATTCTGTATCTTCTATTTCAAATCTAATCATTAATTCATGATTTTTATAATCAAAATCTTGATATGTATATGTTTGTTTAATTAAGGCATCTTCCCATTTTTGATTACCTTCCATAACAGCCAAATATAATCTATCTCCGGGCATTAAATCATAAACAAAATAATTTACTGCATCACCTATTGTAATCATGAAAGGAAATTTAAATGTATCTCCTCTATTAACTGTTATTATATTATTTTTAGAAATATTTGCCATATCTTATTCACCATCCTCAAAAGTAAATAAAGTAGGTAAAACTTTAATTTTATATATATCACTGTATTCAATAGAACCATTAGTTAATCTTATTTTTAATTGAACTTGAGTTTGTTTATTGAAGGTATTAAAGGCTAAAGACTCATCTTCGTATACTTTATAATAAGCACAACAATAATCTGTAATAGCTTCATTTATACTATCCATTGAGTCATATTCATCTTCTAATGTAATTCTATAATCAGGTATTATTAATTTTTGTTCTATTCCTTGATAAAAAATTACTTCACATTCTGAAATATCATTAATATTATGAGGTATTTTAAAACAGTGTTCTACTTCTCCACCTCTAATAATAACATCTTTATATTCTTTTTCGATAGGTAAAAATTCATATCGATTATCAGGAAGTGTATTACTAGGATAATTATCAAATAAATGAGTCATCTCAACATCTCCTTTAATTACATATTATATCAAATAATTTAGTAATAAAAAATGCTAGGTAAATATTCATTACCTAGCATATTTAAAAGAATTTAATTTTATTTATTTAATATAGTTTCTTCTGCTTTATTTTTACCTTTATCAATTAACATACTTATTTCTGGACTTGCTAATTGAAGTAATTTATAAATCATACCAACATTAATTGTTGTATCATCAATTAAAGATTCAATGATTTTATTAAATGCATCAGCATTTCTTTCATCATTAACCATTCTGTTATTATTCTTAACATATTTTAATTGATCTATTGTATTCCAGAAAGTATTAATAAGACCATTTAAAACATTTACTACTTCTGCTTCATTACTAGTATTTGGCTCCATAGGAGGTTCAGGTTCTGAACTACTTTGAATAGGAAAATCCGTATCTACCTCGGTATTACTATTATCAGGCTCATCTTCTAATGGTAATGGTTCCTCAGGAATATCAAATCCTGTTGTTTCCTCAGGATCTAATATATCTTGAACAGCATCTGATTCAGGCTGCTCATCATCAACTACTTCATCATTAACTACTTCAGCACCATCTTCTTCTGCAGCCTTTGCTTTCTTTTCCTGTTCATCCTCATATAAATGAGTTTCCATTACTTCATCAACAACATTTCTATCTAATATATCTTCTTTAATTAAAGTTAATTTCATTTAATTAATCCTCCTTATTAAAGGTATTAACAAATTCTATTGTTTGGTCAATATAAGCAGATAATTGTTCTGTGAAAGGTGTAATATCAATTCCTGATTCTTTAGCAGCTGCATTAACTATTGCAATTGCTTTATCCTTTTTACTTGCGCCTTTTAAATCTGTTTTTTCAACTTCTACCATTGCAGCATCTGCTAATTTCATAACTAAAGCTCAAATCTCTTTTAAAGATTTACCTTTATTAGCTTTAATAACTTTTTTAACTGCAACAAAAGCAGTAACACCGGCACTAATTAATCCAACTAAACCTGTAATTAGTGCTACTAAAGCCTGTGCACTTGTAATCCAATCCATAATTAAAACTTCCCTTCTATTAGTCTATTTTTGTTTCTAGTTCATCAAATTGTTTAGCAATATCTAAAATAAAACTATTACCTTTTAATTTTGTATATGATTCATACATGTATTCAAAATTTCTAATATCTTCTGTTGTTCTATATCCTTTTGTTTTACATTGACGCCAATGATTTAGTAATTGATTTCTTAAACTGTCTCTATTAGCTGCTTTTAATAAATTGATATCCTCAGTCTTAATTTCTTCAATTTCTCTTTTAACTTCAACTAATTCATCTTTAATTATTTGTAAGTTACCACAAGAAGGAGCCATAACTTCTTTAACAACTTCAGCTATTAATTTTTTTTGTTCCAATTCCTTTTCTTCCTTGTGCTTATCAATTGCCTTCTTACCTCTCATTTTAAAGAATAAATATATATCAGCAATAATAAGACCAACTAATCCAGTGCCACCGAACATCATTACTCATTCATACCATTCCATAATCCTAGTCCTCCGATAAAAATAAAAACACTAAACAATAATATCCTTTCTATTATAATTTAGTGTTAATTTTTATATTATTATTTTAATAGTATAACATAAAGGTTCCGTTTCCACCAGCTCCGGAATCACTTTCAGCTTGTTCTGATGCACCTCCGCCACCATAACCTCTGTCATAAGAGGTTATGTTACCATTAGGACTACCTGTTTTGCTAGTATTGCCTCCATTGCTTAATATGGATGCACCACCTCCGCCACCACCATCATCTCCAGTTAAAGATTTTAAACCCTTACCTCCAATTTTTGGAGCAAAATATAATGTAAAGGCAGAGGTATCATTATAAACTTTAGATATGTCATATTGCTTTCTTTGACTATCTCCTCCACTATCACCACTTGAATAAGCGCCGGTATCGGTTGCATTACCTCCAACTACACCACCAAAAGATAAAGTATTTTTATAATAATCGTTTGGATAGAAAACGTCTACATGTCCACCTTGTCCTTTACGTCCTTGACCAGTACTAGAGGTTCCTCCACCTCCACCTCCTCCTGCACCTATTTTAAAATAGATACCAGATTCATAATTCTTACTTGTACTTATATAGGATGTGTCTCCGGAAAATCCAGCAATTGATTTCCCTACACTATGTCCTCCATGTCCTATCCTTATATAGAAAAAATAGGAATCTGAATTAGGATTATCACTTATCAATTTATTAAAGTTTAAAATACAAAATGCAGAGGCTCCAGAACCACCTCCGCCACCAGAGTCATAACCATCTCATCCACCACCGGAACCTCCTGCTCCTACCACTAATATTGCAATATTTGTAGGTATTGCTCCGTCTCTAAAATTTGTGATATTAAAATCTTTTATGGAATAAGGGGTATCACCACTATAATATTCTACCGCTAATTTATAAAATTTACCGTTATTATCTTTATATAAACCTATACGAAAATCCCCTGTTTGTGGGGCAGATACAAAGTCACGTAAATCAAAAAATTTATTAGCACTTGGAAAAGTTCCTGCTTTTATTACGGCAATTTCCCCTTGACTATCTGTATAATTCTTTAAAACTAACTTAGTTGTTCAATTATCTCTTGAATCATATACTGTTCCTCAGGCATTACTATAATCATCTGAGTTAGGTTTTTTGTAATATAAATCTGAATATCTAATAGTGGTTCCCTCATAACCTCAGGTTACAGTATTAGTATCATGATCTGCATTACAACTTGAATAATATTTTCAACCGTCATACATATATGTAGCCATAAAATTCACCTACTTATTTAGATTTCTTTTCTAATTCTTCAACTCTTTTAGTTAATCTTTTAACTTCTTCAATTAATAAATAAACTATCTTATTTTCTTGAATTGATAAATAACAATCTCTATCTTCTTTAACTAATTCAGGATATAATTCATGTAAGTCCTGTGCTAAGCAACCTATCTGATTTTTAGGTCCATCTATATAATCATATCTATATATTGGTAAATCCAAAATGGAAGGACCATAGTTAAAAGTTTCTAGATTTTCTTTTAATCTTTTATCTGAAGTAGCATAGAAACTACCAGCTCTTACCTCACCAGTTGCTGTTATATTAGGAACATATAATCTCTTGTCTGATACATAATAATAAAGATTAATGTTAGCGTTAGCTTTAAGGCAGTTACCACTTATATTAGAGTATCCTAACAAATAAATTGTTCCTGATTCTATTCCTTCAACAGGTACTCCATCTATAATTCCATCAACATAACCATAGGCAGTATCAGCATCATCATTATCTATTTTTACTGGATGTTTACCATAAATACCTGAATAAGGTTTGGGATTACTTTTAATTACACCATATTGAGAGCTAGTTGCTTTTTGAACGTTAGCTTTAAAATAACTTACCTGTCCGTTTGCCTCTTGCTTTATAGTAGTAACAAATTTTAAATCATCTAATGCCGCGTCAACAGTGGTACTAGGATCTTTTATATCATATGCAACTACTTGTCCAGAACTATTAATTATTAGATTTCTATCTTTACTATTATCCTTAAGTGGAGGTATGTATAAATTATTTGTAGTTAGATTATTGTTATTAATGTTATTGCTATTAATGTTATTGCTATTAAAATATTGATTAATAGGTTGATCAGTTCCAGATTCAGTGCCACCATAAATATGTTCAGCTTTTAGAATAATTCTAGAATGTTTAGGAACAACATAATTATAAACCGGTACTGTTATGGATTCTCCTTCAACTATTATTGTTTTGTCTTTTATTTTAGCACCTTTTGTTAATATTTTAAAATAATAATGACCATTATCTGGTGCCTCCGGATCTGGTAATTCTGTAGCTAAATTAAGACCTGTAAAGTAATAATTGTTATTTATGACATTATCCAAATTTGAGAAGTCGACAATTGTACCATAACCATCATCATTAGTATTTCCTGGAGTTATACTACCAGCAGTTATAGTAGTTTTTAAATTTCCTAAATGTCTACTAGTAATATAATTATTATTAGTATCTAGTATAGTTGAATTCGATGTCGAATTTGTGTTTGTTGGTTCTGTAGCATTTGATGTAGCGAATACTATTTCCGCATAAATATTATTTGGTTGATTTTGATGATTCGGAGTTATTGTATCTTCACCAATTAAACCATTAAAGGCATCATATGAATCTAGAATTTTAAAATAATAACCTTTTATAAAAAATTCAAATGGAACAAAAGGTCTGGGATTATCATCTTTCTTAGCATATACGCTACTTCAATCATAGTCTTCAGATATAACAAAATCTCCTTGTCCTTTATTATAACTATCATTACTATATCTAATTAATTTTGAAATTGATTTTATAGCATTTGCCTCAGTATTTAATTTACTTTCAGGATTATATGAGATATTAGTGGTTCCATCAGAAACATCTCCTCTATAACCAGAAGGATAAACTTTTATATTTTTACTCTTAACATAATTATCCATTATATCATTCATTATATCATTTCTCCTCTATAAATAATTTAGTTATTCTTGGTGGCAGACTTGGTATTAGATAGGGATAAGGTCCATTCAATCTTTAAACTATATTCAGCGGATAAAGCAGTAATATCCTTAGGAATTAAACTTCCTAACTTGCTTGACATCTTGGGATCGGTATTGGCAACAAAGAAATATGCAGAAGGATTTCCATATGTATTAGGTTCATCTTCTACTGTAGTTGCGGAATTTCAGGCATTATTCTTACCATATAATCCCACTAGATTAATAGGTTGCATTTTAAATCCCATTTTGTCATGTCACTTGTCTCCTGTGTCAAGTGCTGATATTGTTAATGCAGTGAAAGGTATTAGGAAGGTATAAGTAATATTACCATCACCTATATTTTGTGTGCTATCTACTTTAATCTTTGGTTCAGTCATAAACATACCATAGGATGAAGATACAATATTTTTCTTTTTAGCATAAGATTTTATTAGCTTTTTTTCATCTGTTATCTTTGAAATAGCATCATCAGCAATTTCTGGTATATCACCCTCATTGGTATCCTCAAATGGAATAGAATAAACCCCTAGAACAATAGGTCTATATAAATCAGCTTCAGAATAATTACCTCTTAATGCTTCCATTATATGTCTAAATAAGGGTCATCTACCATTATTAGTAAATAACTTTCTACGTACTACTTTATCCCCTTTTATTACACTTACAACTATATTTCCTTCATACGAAATTTTATTAATAGATTTTTTATTATTATTTATCATAGATTATTTTGCCTTCTTTCTTCCTCTGTTGTTAGATGATGTCTGTTCAGTTGTTGCCTTATTTAATGCGGCATTAATTCTTTCTTGTTCCGCCCTTTCATCATCTAAAGAAGTTTTATTTCTAGTTAATATTTTACTATCAACTGAATAAATATCTTTATTAATTGTACTATCTACCTCTCCAGTAGTGGCTTTTCCGGTATTTTCCTCTGCCATCATCTTAACATTGTAATTAACAATATCATTACCTAAAGATTCAATTTGTTTTTGCTTAATAATACTAGAAGATACATAATTTCAAGAATAATCCTTATTTACATTACTTGATAAATCTAATCCTGTATCATAAGGAGTATTAAATTCTGTTTGATTTCTTATTGTATAAGAAGTTCCAGAAGGTAAAATATAATCAAGAACATCTCTGATTAAGGTTCAGTCCTTAACATCTGGAGGTAAAAGGATAATTAATCCATCACCATCATATCCAGTAACTATTTCAGGTTTGAAACTTGAATTTTCAATACTTGTTATCATTTCTAGTAATAATAATATAGCCTTTTTACTTCCTTTTGCTTTCATACAGGAAATAAATATAGAACATAAGGCACTTAACTCCAAGTTATTATATTCATGTCTAGGATTAAATCCTAATGTAACACACATTAATTCAAGGATTTTTTGATTTGGAGTATTATTAGTTGTTATATCATATATTGCTGA